AGAAATGCCTAAAGAACAAGAAGTAACATTATTTGATAAGACTTATAAAGAGTCTGAGTTGAGTGATGAGCAAAAGGCAATGATTAATCATGTAGCTGACTTGGATAGAAAGATAGGTTCAAGTGAGTTTAATCTTCAACAACTTAGGTTTGGTAAGCAAGCTTTCTTAGATGCTTTAAAAGCTAGTATAGAAAAGGAAGATAGTGAAGAAGAAAAAGAAAAGTAATCAATCTACAAGTTATAACATCCCCATAAAGTTTGTCTTTGTGGGGGTGATAGCAAGTTTTTTAATAAGCTGTAGTGGTTGGTCTATTATGGGACATGCATTAGATGAAGAATATCCTAGTGTATTAAGTACAATTATAGATAAAGACTCTGTTGAACATTTCTATAATGGCTCTATACATAGTGGCGATAATTGGTGTTATAATCATAATCAGTATGAAAAAGTGGAGATTAAGTGAATGAACAACCGCAAACTGCTAGGAGTTATAGGACTAGCGTGCTTGACGACAACGCTATTATTTCTATTAACCTCAAATGGATGGCTCAGATTCTCGTATTGTGTGCTGGTCTTGTTTACGGTTACTATAGGATTGAGACTAGAATTGCAACACTTGAAGATGGGATGCTATCTGCAAACACAGAAATTAGGAACTTACTTACTAAACATGAGTTGGAGGAAACTCAATCCAGAGAAAAATTGGAAGAGAAAATATCCTTCTACGAAAAAGAGTTCAATATAAACCCATTAAGTTGGGGTAAAAAAAGGAAAAAGAGATAATGGATTTCATGGCAGTTTACGGAGAAGCTGGAATGATAGGAATAGTAGGTATAATGTTTGTATACCTAGTTGTTTCTTTATCTAAAAAGTCTGAGGCACAACAAGAATCTCTTAAGAACTTAGAGGTAGAAAACAAAGGGCAGTCTGAAACAATAGCTAATATGGAAGGTATGATTATAAAACTTATTGCAAGATGGAATGAATCTGATTCTGTTAGAGATAGAAGATATGAGCAAACTATGGAAGCTATGTCAGACTTAGAAAAACAATTATCAAGGATGGATGGCATTATGTCTCGCATGAATGGGAATGGTAAATAATGGATAGTTTAAAAGTATCTGGAACTAGCTTTGCAAGTCAAGTTATAGTTTTTATGGATATGTTGCCATACTTTTTGGGAATTGCAATAGCTGTAATGAACATAGTGTATTTATATTATAAAATAAAAAATGAAAAGGAGTCGTAGATGTTAGGAAAAGTAGTAGCTCAGTATTTATTAGACGATGAAGTTAAAGCTGATTTAATCGCATCTGTAAATAAATCTGTTAATGTACCGATGATTAATGAAAAAACAGAAGCTAAAATATTAGAAGCTATCTGGGAATTATTTGAAATGGCAATTAAAAAAAAGTTGGGAGTATAAATGACACATTCGATAGTAAGCTTAATCATAGCGTCTTCTTTGCATGGACAACCGCTAGAAGAGATTAAACATCAAGAACAATATGCTATGATGGAAGATGTAAAGAAAAAGAAAAAGAAAGGTAAGAAGATTGGTGGGAGTAAAGGTAAGAAGTCTAAGAAAGGTTTCTTCTCTAAAATCTTTGGTTCTAAGTAATGGCTAAGACTCCAGCTTGGCAACGCAAAGCAGGTAAGAATCCTAAAGGAGGATTAAATGCTAAAGGAAGAAAAAGCTACAAGGGTGGTACTTTAAAAGCTCCAGTTAAGTCTGGAGATAACCCAAGAAGAGCTAGTTTCCTTGCAAGGATGGGTGGTATGCCCGGGCCAGAAAAGAAGAATGGTAAGCCTACTAGGTTACTACTTTCTTTAAGAGCTTGGGGTGCTAGTTCTAAAGCAGATGCCAAGAAGAAAGCTGCGGCTATTAGCAAAAGAAACAAAGCTAAGAAAGGAAAGAAGAAATGAATAAGAAGGTTAAAGCTCCTGCCGGTTATCATTGGATGAAGTCTGGTAGTAGTTATAAGTTAATGAAACATAGTGGTAAGTTTAAAGCTCACAAAGGTGCAAGTGTAATGGCTGATTTTAAAGTTCAGATGAAACATGCATCTCCTAAAAAAAAGAGAGGTAAGTAATGCCAAAGAAAAAGAAGAAAGGTCTATATGCTAACATACACGCTAAGAAGAAAAGAATCAAAGCTGGTAGTGGCGAAAAGATGAGAAAGAAAGGAGCTAAAGGAGCACCAACAGCTAAGAACTTTAAACAAGCAGCTAAGACCGCTAAGAAAAGAAAGAAGAAATAATGCCTAGATTCGGTAAGACAAGCAAAGCAAGACTTAAGGGTGTAGACTCTAGGTTAGTCAACGTTCTTAATGAGCTTATTAAGATAATGGATGTTACCATTATTGAAGGATTGCGTAGTGAAGAACGACAGAAAGAGCTGTTGGCTAAGGGGGCTACCAAGGTTAAATACTCAAAGCATATGGAAGGTAAAGCTGTGGATTTAGCTCCCTACCCAATAGATTGGAAAAACAGAGATGGGTTTCACTATATGGGTGGCATGATTAGAGGTATTGCAAAACAACTAGGTCTTAAAGTAAGGTGGGGAGGAGATTGGGATTCTGATGGAGATGTTAAAGACAATGGCTTTGACGATTTAGTTCACATAGAGATAAGAGACTAATGCCTAAAGCGTTTTTAAATATTGATGATTTTGGCAGAGGTATAAATACTGTTAAGAATCCAAGAGATTTGTCTATAGGCGAGGCAGTTGAAATAGAAAACTTTGACTTATCTAATAGAGGAGAGCTAAGACCAAGAGGTTTATTTAAAACTGCAACAGATGGTAGTGCGGTTACTTTGCAATCTAATACAGTCCCAAAACATACAGCGTCTATTAATCCCGGTCACGGATTGTTTTATTTTGAGGCAGATGACCCAGCAACCGCAAGAGGTGTTTCCATAACAGGAAATGGAAGTACTGGAGTTATAGCAGATGGGCCAGATGGTAGTGGAAAATATGTTTTAATATTTTACGATAGTAATAAAATATTTATAAATGAAGCAAGTACTTTTTGGGCAGCTAATAATTTAGATGGTGGCAATACTAACGATAAAGCTATTATAAGAATAAGTGGAAGTGTTTCTAATGATGGCATATACAATGTTACTGGAGGTGCAAGTTTTGGTGCTCGTGCTGGAGACTTTCAAACATCTGCTGATTTTGCAGATGGTACTTGTGATACTGAAAATGGTTCTGATATAGTAAATCATAATACAAATGCAAATATTGCTAGTTTAGCCGTAGGAAGAGTTATTACTGGAACTGGAATACCAGATGATACAACTGTTGTAGGTATAGTTTCATCTGCTAGATTTAGGATATCTAATAACGCTACAGCAGATGGAACAAATGTAACATTAACTTTTAAAACGCATTTAAATTCAGTTACAATGAATGGTTGTGTCTTAACTGTAAAAGAAAGTCAATTTGTTACTGAGCAAGTTGGTAATGGAGTTACTGTAAGTATAGGGTTAGAAGGTTTTGTAGGAGATAACTTCTTAGCGTTAGGAAACACAGATGATAATAAAATAGATATATACTCAGATTCCTCAGACGCCTTTACTCCAGATGCAATATCTCAAATATATCTTGATGAAGATGGAGACATAGACAGCAATCCTAAATTTAATTTTTATTACGCAGATAATATATTAAGAACTTCTGATGGCAATTTACAAAATAGAGCTAAAACAAGATGGTATGGAAAAATAAATAATAGGCAACAATTTAATTATATTGAGCAAGATAGCGGAACTGGAGATTTAGTATCTGCATCTAATATAACAAAAACTATATCTCAATCAATAGAAAGTGCATTTTATGAAGAAGAAAATGATTTAGCTTCTCCAACTAGTGCACCCTTTACAGCGTCTGGTAGTGTTGATGGCTCTACTGAGTTTCCAACTAAAGGAGCTGGATGGGGATTAAGTGTCGCAGAGGGAACAGCAGAGGGTTCTTGGGAAAGTAAAACATACGAATTTGCATGTTCTTTTATATATGACAAAAATCAAGAATCCTTATTAAGAATTTTCAATACAGACGCTACTGGTACTACAAAAGCGACCTTTACAAATACTACTGGATTTAAAGAGTTAATATTTAATGTATTTGCAGAGCAAGAGTTATTAGCTGATAGTGGCTCAAATATTAATGAGACGGGTGGTTATGGAGTAGGGGTTTCTTCTTTTACTGTAGATGGAACTTCTCCAAATAATAACTATAATATTGGAGATGTTGTTCTTGACCAGTATAATAGAAAAATTGGGCATGTAAAAACTCTTACCGGAACTTCAATTAATTTTAGAGAACCTACATTAGTAGGAATAGCTGATGACGATAATTTGTATTATAACGCTGCTTATGCAAATAGAATTACTGGTGGTAGAATTTATATAAGAGAAGCAGGAACTAATGAAGATTGGTCAATGATTGCAGACATAGATATAACAAAAGGAGTAAGGGCTAGTTTTGCCGGAGAGTATTTACCTTGGGTTCAAGATGATGCATCTTCTCAAGAATTTAGAATTACTTCGAGTACTGCAAATTCAAACAGAGGTACAGATTATTGGAGATTGTCTTTAACAGATTCAAACTTAGATACCTATTCAAGTATTAATGGATTTTCTCAATCAACAACTCAAATAGCATTTGGAAAAGCTGGCTCTGGTTTTAAAACTGCAATTATTTGCAATAGAAGAGCTTTTGTAGCAAATATAAAATATGACGAAGGAGATTCTGATGTTGAAGTTGAAGAGTTTCAACACTTTGGAGATAGGATTATGTTTAGCGAAATTGGTAAATATGATACTTTTCCAAACTCAAATTCTATAGATGTTACAAAAGGAGATGGAGAAGATTATGTTAAGCTGGAAACCTATTCAGACAGATTACTTGCTTACAAACAAAGAACTTTACAAATATTAAATGTAGCATCTCCTTCCCCATCTAATTGGTTTTTAGAAGATACTGTGCAATTTGCTGGTATAGCAAATCCATATTCTATATGTAAAGGAGAAGACGGGGTCGTTTGGGCAAACTTAAATGGTTTGTTTTTATACAATGGTGGAGAAGTTAGAAATTTAGTAGAAGGAAAAATAAGTGCAAGTGATTGGGCTACTTTTTGTGCAGACAAAGAAATGGTGTTAGGATATGAGCCAAAAGAAGACCAGATTATAATAGTTGACAAAGCATCGGTTGCATTACACGCATATATTTATAATTTAAAAACAAATTCTTTTTCTTATGGTAAGTATTTAGCTCCTAATTCAAGTGGTTCTTTTACTCCAACTATTACTAATTTTGTTAATACAAGTAAAGGTCAGTTAATATCTGCTTACGATGTTCAGTCTACTGACTTAGCAAGTGCTGGAAACAACACAATACATTTTACAGAATGGGATGAAAGCCCTACTACTTTTGGTCATTATAAACTTGTAACTCCAGACTTTAATTTTAATTCTCCTTCTACAATTAAAAAGATTTATAAAATATACATTCATTATAGAAGTACTGCAGATGTTACAGTAACAGCAGCGATGGTTTATTATCAAGTAAACCAAAATAATACTTGGACTGCTTTTAATGCTGGTAGTATGGCTAGGTCTGAATCAAGTGGAGCTGGTTATGACATAGCTGTATTTACACCATCGGCTACTTTTGAATGTCAAAGCGTTGCTATTAAAATAGAGCCTACAGTTACTACAGGGCTTTATATAAATGATATTCAAATTGAATATAGAAACGTTAGAAAGAGAGTTAGTTAGTGTCTAGAGATATAAGAAGATTAATTAATTCTGTTGAGCAACCTCAATCATTTAACGATGGAGCACCAGCAAGTTCTTTACAAGAAGGTGGAACATTAGTATCTTTAGACAATGGTAGATTAATAGTTAGGAGAAAACA